AGTTTACCTCCTTTAGTTACATCCTATTAGGGATGCTCTATCAGTAGTACTCCCTTTTCCCCTAATGTGCTGTGTCCAACAGTACCTTAAAAGAACAGGTCCCATTCATCATCTGGACGACCTGACAGAATGCCTTCGTCATACAAGCCGAATTCATTCCATAAGTCGTCTCTATAATAACCAGGGGACGATTCAATGATCATTTTGTTGTTTCCAACATAATCCTTCAAAGAGATAGAATATCTTTTGTTAAGAATTTTATCTACCTCTCTTAGTGAATTCTGTAAATAATCCACTGGAATCTTTTTTGAAAGAGTTGACCAACTTCTTTCAATACTTATACTAAAGTTTTGATATAACTCTAGTAATCTATCCATAAAGTGATTTTCTTCACCTTGTGGAACATCCTGGTATGGATCTATCATTAATAGATACATACTTGACAATATACTATCAATTCTTTTCTTGATAGCATCCGTGTTATTAGTCTGTAGAATCATACAAACTAATAATATATCATCCTTAGATAAATCTTCTAAGGTTGAATAATTCTTACAAACCTCCCAAAAGGTTTGGTAAGTTCTCTCAACATCTTGCTTTAAAATGCTAAGTTTGTTATCATGGGAAATGATAGATTGATCATCTATGAACTCCATGAATGGCTTTAATTCACTTGATAAGTGAATTAAGGTTTTAATGTTATTGTCGTAAGGTTTATTACTCAATAACTTGTTGCTAGCAGCATAGATAATACTATGTGTCAGCAAGCATTGCACAATAGCGATATCATCGGTACTGTGTCCGCTTATTAGTCGATCAGTTTTTTGCTTGAACGACTCTTTGAATATACCAGGTACATTTAAATGTACCATGATATCAATTATGGGCGAATAGTATTCACTATCAAACCCATCCATCTGTTCAAGGAAGAATTTCATCTCCTCGACAGACCATTGTTCAGCTCTATGGATTGAATACCATGCAGCTAAAGCAATATAGTTATTGAATTTGTTTTCAGTAACTAAAAGTTTTGTTGGAATAGGTGTTAACTCTATCCCATCA